GTCGTTCAGCTTCGCGGCGAGCGTCGCGTCCGAGCGCCGTCCGTAGAACCACCACCCACGCTGGCCGAGCCAGGTGCTCTGCTCGAACGTCGCGCCAGGCGCGTAGAGAACGCGCCCGAGCCCGGGCGCCTGCGTCGTCTGGATCGTGATCGGCATGGTGCCTCCCTACGCGGCAACGGTCTTCCCGCACGTCTCGCACTTCGGTTCGAGGCCCTCCGCGCGCGCGGCGTCGAGGGTCTTCCCGACGAGCGGAAGAACCCGCTGCCCCGACAGGTCGCGCCCGGTGAAGTGCGCGGTCATCCCGGCGCACCGCAACGCACCGCAAAAGCAGCGGCCGTTGTCGCCGAGGTACAGCGTGCTCTCGTTCAGCTTCGGCTTCGGGTTCGTGGGCTTGGCCATCGCTGTTCCCCTCCGGCGCTACCGCCGCCCCGCGAAGAGTTCGCGCAGCATGTCGATCCGCTCGGCGCGCGTCCGAAGCGCGGTCTGCGCGCCGGGCAACGCGCTCTCGTCGCGCGTGCTCTCGTGCGCGTGCGCGCCGGCGATCCGCAGCGCGTTCACGACCACCTCGATATCGTCGGCGGTGAGCACCGTCATCTCGTTGCCCGTCTTCACCGTCACCGTCGTCTTGGCCATGTGCGCCGTCCTCCGTTCCGCGTTATCCGTCCGTTCAATCACGGTGCGCATTACGGCATGGCCGGCCCGCGCCGTCAACTCAACGGTTGCACGGGCGCACGGTCGAACGGCTGGCACCGTTCGGGTTTCGTGAGGGTTTCGGAGAACCACGCAGCGGCGCCGCGTGGGGGTTCTACGCGCGTCAGACGACCGCGCGGGTCACCGCCGCGTGCCCGTGCCGTTCGCGCGCCGCTCGAGCACGCCGAGCTTCGCGAGCTCGTCGGCGATTGTCTCGATCGACACGGGCTTCGCGAGGAGTCGGTTCGCGCCTGCGAGCTCGCACGCACGCGCCACTTGCGGGTCGTCCATCGCGCCGGACACCGCGATGATCGGCAGGAGTGGGCGCATCGACTCGCGGCGGACCTCCTCGACGAGCTCGGCACCGCTCATGCACGGCATGAGCACGTCGACGAGGAGCGCGTCGAAGGCCTCCCCCCGCATCCGATGCAGCGCGGTGCGCGCGTCGTCCTCGCAGACGACCACGACGCCGGCAACCACGAGCGCACGCTGGAAGTACATCAGCGCGGCCGGATCGTCGTCGACGACCATGACGCGCGGAGGCCGCGTCGCCCGCCGCGCAGCCCATCCCGCGAGGGCCTCACGCGCCTGCGCGTGCGTGTCGCGCAGCGTCACCCGTGCCACCGAGACGTCTCGAAGGATCACCGCTGCCTGTGCCGCCGCCGCCGATCGAGTCATCAGCCCTCCTCGAGCAGCCGGGAGAGCGTGCGCGTATTCTCCTCGACCGCCTCGTGGTAGGCCCCCGCGAGCTCCTTCAGGTCACGCACGCGCTCCGACTGCAGAGCCTCGACTCGACGCCAGAGCGCGACGATGGCAACGGCCAGGGCGAGCACGACAATGCCGAGCACGCCCTGGTCGATGAGCCTGGCGACAATAGTCTCCATGCCCGTTCACACGACCCCGTCCGGCCTAGTACCGGTAGTCGAAGAAGAGGTCGTCGAGGTTGGTCGGCGCGGCGCCGAAGCGAACGGTGCTGCCGTTCGTCACGGCTCCCGCGAACGTGTCCTCCTCGTCCCCGTCGCCGGTCTCCCCGACGCGGTTCTCGACCACGTAGCAGTCGGCGTTGTCGTTCGGGTTCGCGAGCGACGTCACCTTCTTGCAGCGGAGGCCGTTGCGGTAGACGCGCACGTCAGCGAAGCGCGAATCCCACACGCGCTTGCTGAGCCCGTAGTTCTGCGCGGTCCCGTCCGCGGCCTCAACGTCGATGCCAGGCGTGTGCCCCATGCGCCGCCGCATGTCGCTGATGTCGGCGTTCGAGATGACCGGCGTGCCGCCCGCCTGATACTTCACCTTCACGGTCGCGAGCTTGATGTAGCTCGCGTCGAGCGTCGGCTCCGTCGGAGGCGTGGTGTCGTCCCCCTCGAGCGACTCCGAGGTGTAGAGGGACGTCGCGCCCATCATCGGGTTCAGGTAGATGACCGCGAGCTTCCACTTGTCCGCACCGGACGGGTTCGAGAAACCGCCGGCGCTCATGCCACCGCCGGACCCCACGAGGCGCTTGCCACCGTAGGACCCGTCGCCGCCGCCGTAGGCGGCCATGTTCTGCGTGCAGTTCGCGGACTGGATGCGCACCCAGTTGTCGGGCGTCTCGCTCTGCTCGATCTTCCACTCGTTGCCGATGCCTGCGACGAGCCCACCCGTGGGGAACCCGTCGTCCTCCGTGAATCCGAGGCCGAGCTCCGTGTGCCGCCCGTACCGCGACTCCTTCGCCGCGGTCACGGCCTCGTCCTGGATGTGCGACGTGGCGACGCTGGACGCGGCCAGCGGGCCGCTGTGCCTCGCGAACGTGAGGCTCGTCGTGCCGAGCACGATGGGGTCCGCGCTCGCGCTCGAGAGCACCCACGCGGTGCCACCGTTCGTGCTCCCGCCCTCGACGTACACCCAGAGCCCGATCGTGACGTCCGCGTCCGCGTTCGCGTCCGACGCGCGCGTGAGGACCCACGGGTTCGACCCGTCGCCGAGCTGCGTGATCACGTAGATGCCGTTGTACTGCTGCCACCCCGACTCGTCCTTCACGAGGACGCGCTTGCCCTGCGCGAGCGTCACGCCGTCGAAGTAGGTGTTGCTGAGCTCGCCGTTGCCCGAGGCGGTCAGCACGCCCGCGTCGTGCGTGTACGACGGCAGCATCGTCGTCGTCGCCGCGATCACGCTGTCCTTGAAGTCGAGCCCGACGAGCGCGGCCTGCACGTCCTCGTACCGCGCGGCGTCGCCCGCCTCGGACGGCGCGCCGAGGCCCGTGACCTTCTGCCCACCCATCGCGATAGCGCCCGACATCGTCCCGCCGGCGAGCGGGAGCTTGTTGACCACCTCGTCGTAGCGCGCGGCGTCACCCGCTTCCGCGGGAGCCCCGAGGCCCGTGACCTTCTGCCCGCCCGCGGGCAGGTTGCTGCTGAGCGCAACGGTGCCGTCGTTCTTCAGGAATGCGGACCCACTCTTGAGCTGGCTGTCGTTCAGTTGCACGGCCATGTTCGTCTCCTCTCAGGTTGCCGCACGCCCGCCGACGCACGATTCAGTACAGGTAGTCGACCTGGATCAGGTCGCCGTTCTCCGGCGCCGACCCGAACCGCACCGTTGTTCCGTTCGCGACCGCGCTCGCGCTGGTGTCCTGCGCATCCGTATCCCCGGCGGTGCCAACGCGGTTCAGCACAGTGTACTCGTCCGGGCCGGCCGGGTTCGCGACGTAGCGACACCGTATCCCGTTGCGGCACGCACGCACGACCGCGAACCGCGAGTCGGCCACGCGGTGCGCGAGCACGAAGCTCTTGGCAGACGCGTCCCCGGTGAACTCATCGTAGAACGGCAGCGTGCCTGTGCCTCGCCGCTGATCGGAGATGTCGGCCGTCGTGATCAGCGCGGCGCCGGACCGCACCTTCACGACCGCGAGCTTCACGTAGCTTTCCGGCACGTCCGGCTCGACGGGTGGGTTGCCGGCCACGCCCTGGATGTACATCTGCGCGGGCGCGCCGCCGTTCGCGAAGCCGGTCGGATAGACCACGATCGCGTCGAGCCGCCAGTTCGGACCGGCTGGGGACGCGGGGAGCGGGCCGACTGCGAGCTCCTGGAACAGGTACGGAACGAGCAACCCGCTCTTCGTGTACGCGACCGCGTAGCAGTCGAACTTGACGTTGCGCGTCCCGGCGACCTGCACGACCTTGAACGGGCCACCCTCGTAATCGGCGAGGCCCACGACCACGCCGCCGTCAGTGACCGGAGAGTAGTACCGCCCCATCGGAAGGTCGGCCAGCACCCCGGGCGCGACCTTCACGCGCTCGACCGCACTCGTGGCCAGCTGCGTCGGCGTGATACCGGCAGCCGACACCTTCAGGCCGGACGCTCCCTTCGTGAGCGTCGCGCCGTCGAGCTTCGTGTTGACGCCGGAAGCACTCGTCTGAAGCCCGCCGCCAGCGTCGAGCTTCACGCCGAGCTGGCCAGAGCCGTCGATTTGGAGCGTAGGGCTCGCCGCCTCGAGCTTCACCTTCAGGCCGGTGCTCACCTGCAGGCCAGAGGCGGCCGCGAGGTTCACGCCCACCGCATCGGCTCCGACGGTGACGGAGGTATCGGCCGCACCCACTGCGAGCGGCTGCCCGCCGCCGCCGGTGAGGCCCGCACCTGCGACGCTCGCGTTGAGCGCGGTGGCGTCCACCACGCCGGCGGCCATCGCGTGCCCGTGATCGGCGCGCGCCAACGACGTCGAGACGCCCTCTGCGTTCGTGCCGGCCACGGACGACGCTGCAGCAGTCGCGACGGGATGCTGGTGATCGGAGCGCGGCACCTTCGCAACGACGCCGAGCGACGCAGCGTCGCCAGCGTTCACCGTCGTGAGGTTGGCAGCGCTGGTCTCGTACTCGGCGGCGCCAACGTCCGCGAGGCGCGCGGCGTCGTTCGGGTTCGTGGGCGCGGCGAGATCCGTGATCTTGTGCGTGCCAGCGGAGAGATCCGCAGCGAGTGGCACGGTGCCGTTGGCCTTCACGTACGACGCCGCGAGCTCCGTGTCGGTGACTGCGCCGGGCCCCACCTTCAGGCCGGCACCGGACTTCGCAAGCGTGGTCCCGTCGAGCTTCACGGTGACCGAGTCCGCGTCGACCTGGATGCCGTCGCCGGCGCCGACGTTGAGCGTGTTCCCCACGCGCACGAGACCGGCGCCCCCAGCAACTGCGCCGCCGATGGAGTACAGCACGAACTCGAGCGGCGTCGCGCCAAGCTCGATCGGCTCCGTCGTCGCGAGCACGTAGGCCTTGCCGCCGTTCTCGGTGCCCTCGTCGACGTAGCAGTAGATGCCCGTCGAGACGTCGTCCGCGTCGTCCGCATCGTCGGACCGCGTAAACACCCACTGCTCGGCAGGTCCACCCTTCGTCGTGACAACGAAGATGCCGTTCTTCTCGCCCTGCGCCTCGAGCGGCACGAGCACGCGGTCGCCGAGGTCAACGTCCACATCGTCGACGAGCGGGAGCGCGCCAACCGCGTTCGCGCGCAGCACGACCCCGTCGAGCGTGTTCGCCGGCAGCGGCGTTGCGCACGCCACCCGCACGGACCGCTTGAACTCGATCCCCTGCTTCGCGTCGTCGAGGTCCGCCTTGCGCACCGCATCGGTGTCCGCGCCGGGCGCGGGCAGGTTCGTGACGCGGTGCCCGCCCGCGTTCAAGTCCCCGGTGAGCGCGCGCGTACCGTCCGCCTTCACGTACGGTGTCGCCAGCTTCGCGTCTGCAATGCTGCCGGCGAGATGGTCGTTCGTGACGGAGGCGGGCTGGAGCTGGTCGGTGCCGATCTTCGTCGTGCTCATCGCGGCCTCACGTCTGGATGTCGACCACGATCACGTCGCCCGCCCGCGGCGCCGCACCGAACACGATGTCGTACCCGTCGATCAGGTACTCGTCGACGGTCGCAGGCGCCTCGCGCACCGGCGTCGCGCGCAGCCCGTTGCGGAACACGTGCGCGCTGGCCTTCGGCAGGTGGGTCAGACGGAACCGCGTGTCCTGGCCCGACGCATCGAACGTCAGCGTGCGGTCGAACTGCGCGGCAACCTGACCGCGGGGATATGCGACCGATCCCATGCCGTGGAGAATACAGCCCACCGGACCACGCGTCTACACCGCGCCGAAAGTCACCGGAGCACCGCGCGAATCGGGCGTCCCTCATCGACTGCGCTGCGCACAGCGTCCGCCGCCCGTTCACGCCGGCGCGCGTCGAGCTCATGCGCGTCGAGCAACGCGTCCGGCACACCGTCACCCATCATGAACGCGACAGACGGGTCGGACTCCGCGGATTGATCCCCCAGAACCGGCCGCGCGACACGCGGACGACCGGTTCGCGTGGACTCCCACCCCGCAAGCAGATCGAGCGGATGGACCCTCGTATCAGCCATGACCGGCATCCTCGCACGGCGCGTGCCGTGGGTCACGTCAAGCCGAAGCGCTGCGCCTCCCGCTGCACTGCCAGATGAACGTTGCGCGGCTCGTTGATGGCCTCCGGCATGAAGCTCTCGGCGATACGCGCAGGCGTGACGAGGTAGAAGCGGCGGCATCCGGGACGAAGTCGGATACCACCATCGCGCCAGGCCACGTCGCAAACATCGGTCACCGAGTACGCGCTGGCGTCGAGCTGAACCAGCGCGGCGTGCAGCGCGTCCGCCCGTTCGCGTGCGGTGAGGCGGTACCAGTCGCGTTCCGTCATGCGGCGCCCGCGGCCACGTGCTCCTCATGCATCGTGGTAACGGTCCCGTCCACCCACTTCCGCACGCGGACGAACTGCAGCCCGTCGACCTTCTCGGTCTCCACGAATGTGCCGCCGGTCGCGCCGCACCACGTGCCGCAGTTCGCGTACACGCGATCGTCCACGAACCACGAGTCCTTGTCGATCTCGGCCTCGTGGCTGTGGCCGAAGATCACGACGTTCGTGCCGCCCTTCTTGCACAGCCTGTCCGCGACGTCGTCGAGGTACCCGAGCTCCGCGAGGATGGCCTTGAACGCGAGGCCCGGCCCGCGGTGCGTTTGCCACTGCTCGTACAGCTTCGCGTACCGGTCCATCACCTGCTGCGCGGTGATCGACACGGTGGGCAACGACCCCATGAGGATGCCGGTGCGCTTGTCGAGACCCGCGTCCTCGAGAACCGCCTCGAACACAGACGCCGGAAGCGTCTGGGGCCCGAGCGTTTCGAGCAGGTCGTCCAGATACTTCGTCGTGAACCGCACCTCCTGCCCCGTGCGGTTTGCCTTCGTCGCGGCGACGCGGCTGATGTAGTAGCCGAGCGGAAGACGCGTGCCGCCGCCGTTGTACGGGTCGGGCGCGTTGAACATCGCGTGCGCGCTGCCGTGCTCAGCGCGCAGACGCCCGGACCGGAACACGGAGTCGAACATGCCCGCACCACCGAATGTCACGCGGGGAAAGTACGCCGCGAGGTCCGCCTTCGAGACCTGCATGTCGTGGTTGCCGGGCAGGTACACGACGGGCTTCGCTTCGGCCAGCGCGTTGAGCTCGCGCACGACCGCGGCGTTCTTCTTGGCACGCACGATCTCTCGGATCGTGACCGGCACATCGTCGACAGGGCAGACCCATAGGTCGAAGAGGTCACCGAGGACCACCACCTCGCGCACGTCGTCGCGATTGCGCAGGCCCTTCAAGAACGCGGCGAACGCACGCGCCTTCGTCGCGTCGAGCCAGTCGTACGCGTAACGGCCGGCGCTCACACTGCGACCGGCGCTCATGTGGATGTCGCTCACGAACACGCGCTTCGTGCTGGCCATCGGCGAGATCCTCCCGTTCGGAAAAGAGACACGCCCCGCACGCGCGGGGAACTTCACGCGTGCGGGGCACGATGCGACTCGACTACAGCGTGTTCGCGGCGTCCGTGTACGCGTCGGCCTCGGCCTTCGCGGCGGCCTTCGCTTCGCTGCGCGGCGGCGCCTGCTTCACGCGCTCGCGCGCGGCCTTCGCGAGCTCCTTCAGGTGCTTGCGGACGTTCGCCCGCGCGGTGTCCTGGACCTTCTGCACGTCGTACGGCATCGCCATCTGAGTGACCTCCTGCTGCCTGCACCGGAACGGCCGGTGCGCCGGTGGAACCTACTTCGGCGCCTTGCGGACGCGCGCGCGGGCGTGCAGCGGAACCTTCGCCGCTTGCGCGCGCGCGTCGGCCGCACGCACCGCCGTGGAACCGTCCGCCACCTGCGCGGCGGCGGCCTCTTCGGCCTCGCGCTCCTCCTGGAGCTTGTCGAGACGGTCCTCCTTCTCCTGCTCGGCCTTGTCCTTGCGCGCGGCCTCCTTCGTGCTGGCGTCGGCCTGGTGCTTCTCCTTGCGCGCCTTGGCGTCGGGCCCGTCCGTCTCGAAGTCGAGGACACCCTGCCGCTCCTCGGAGGACAGCGCGCGCTTCTCGACCGTGGCGAGGGTGTCGAGGCGGACGATGACACCCTCGTTCGTCGCACCGACACCGTAGACGGCGACGCGCACCATGCGCTCCTGCTCGCCCGCGCGCAGCGTGGCGCTCAGCTTGCGCTGCTCGTTGCGCGCCACCTTGATCCGCGCGCGCAGATCCTTGGAGCGGTCGGTGAGCTCGCGCTCGAGCTCCTCGATCGTCAGGTCCTTGCCGGCGAGCTCGTCACCGATGGCTCGTCGCTCCTGGTCGGTGAGCTTCACCGGTAGGAGCCGCTCGTACTCGCGCAGATGCACGCCGCCGGAAACCGGGCTCTCGACCTTCTTCTCTTCCTTCTTCGGCTTCGACACGACACGACCTCCTTCGTTCAAGTCAGGAACCGCACGGGCCCAATCCACCGCCGAAGCACATACAGGCCCGCAACCACGCGAAGCCACTCGCTGTCACCGAATGGCGTTCGGCACGTCACCACGCCGGCGCGCACGCTCGGGAACCACGCCAGGCGCCCGAACACGATGAACGGCGCCCGACGAATCACGGCGTATCCGTCTCCGACCACGCCAGCAACCCCTTCGCGAGCGCGTTCCCGATGAGCTTCGGACCGTTGCCTGGAATGACCAGCGGCCGATGCTCCGGCGTGTCGATGAAGCACGGCTCGACGCAGATGCCGACCGCGCGCCCGTCGAAGACACCCTTGATCGTCTCGAACGGGCGAGCCCAACCACGCGCGACATCTGCCGCGATCACCTTCACCTGCGGTGCGGCGATACCGGTCGCGCGGTAGGCGCCCTCGAGCGCGGCGGCCACATGCGTCGCAAGCACGCTGCCGCGAGCGGACCGCGGGTCGTAGAACACGGCGCCGTACTTGCCGCCGCCTGCATTCACGTGCGCCGCGACGTACGCTTGCGACCCATTGAACCCAGAGGCGTACCGGTTCACACGAGCGTGCCGCTCCGAGTAGCGACCGTCGCATATCGGCAGAACATCCGCGCCGCCTACAACGAGAGTCGCCTCAGCCTCAAGAAGGTACCTCGCGGTGATAAACGCTTCCCGCTCGAACGCGTCGATGCGCCCGTCGCCGTCGAAGTCCGCGGTCGCACCGCGATCGTCTGGGTCGTACGGCTTTCCCGCATGGTCACGAGAGAGATAGGCAACCAGTCTGTTCATTGCAAACCTCCAACATGAGCCCACCGCACGCCCGTGGCCACGCGCGATATGCACGACTCGGCAACACCGTACTCTGCCGACAAAGTACGAAGCAACACGCCGCGTGCGCGTGCCTTGCGAATCTGGATGACGTCGTTCTCCGTCAGAACCGCGGTACCAGAACGTTCCCCACGCGGCACGCGTTCTGGATGCAGCCGCATCCCGTGCGCGTCACCGTGCGAACGACGGTCAGGTCTGGTCCGCGACCCGTGTCGGTCGCCGGCGGGCTGTTGCCCGCGCGCGCATGCGTCACGTGCGTTGTCGAACCGCGTCCCCTCGTACAAATGCGTCGGGCGGACGCACACCTTTACATCGCACGTGTGAAGCGCCCACGCACGAAGAGGACGACCCAGCACCTCCGCAAGAACAGCGCGAGGCACGGACACGGTCATCCCGCCAAGGTATACGACGCCGTAGCCGGACGCAGTACCACCAGACCACAACCAGCACCCGATATCCGGCATCGCATCAATCCGCGACACGACCCGCGAACCCAACCGAAAAATGACTGCGCGCTCACGATCTGGAGTCATGCTGATCTCACTTCATCGCTTCGCGAATGCGCCGCTTCACCACGTCCACGTTTGCAGCGGTGACGACGACCTCTTCTCCGTCCGTGGCCACTTGGTACAACTCGCGCAGCGCACGCGCGAGAACGTCTCGCTCACACGACGCGGACATCGTTGCGGCCTCCGCCGTGGACCGAGCCACCGTCTCGCGGTCAAGGGACTTGGCCAGCTCCGCAGCTTCCGCCTCCGCACGAGCCCGCGCGTCGCGGGAAACGTACCACTGCTCGTTTCGCGCTGCATCCTTGCCTGCACTCACGACCTACCTCCGCGAAGTGCGTCGTCCGTCTGCGTCCCACACCGGACCCACACCGTGAACGAGCACACGCGCCTCGGGCACGCGACCTCGTACTCGACGCGCGCTCGACGGCCGGGCCGCCGGTGCGACTCGTGAATGCGCCCGGTCGCCTTGAGAACGACACCGTGCGTCGGACACCGCCCGTCTCGCAAACGACGTGTTCTGGTGGTCGGTGTCTGGTCTGGACGCATGCAGCCTCCTACGCCGCGAGCCGCAAGGTGGTGATTGTGCCGGCGTCCACCTTCAACCGCTCCACGGGACGGAGCGCGCCAAGCACGGAATCGGAGTGCGTGATCACGACCACGGTCCTGTCGCGCGCGAGCTCGTCGAGAAGCCGCGACACGCCTTCCACGCCGTCGTCGTCGAGCGCGTCGAACACCTCGTCGAAGAAAATCGTGCCTCCCTGCACGCCACGCGAGGCCTGCGCAACCTCGGAGAGAGCGAGCAACAACGCGACGTCGATCTTCCGTCGCTCACCACCGGACGCGCCGTTGTACCCGTGGCCACCGCCGAACCCGTGGACCTCGAACGCGATCGAGTCGACGATGCCGCCGGTCTTCTTCTCCGAGTACGGTCGGATGCGAACCGAAGCACCACGCGTGATCGGCGCGAGCCACCGGTTCGCCACCGCCTCGATCGCGGAGAGCGTCTTGCCGAGCACGTGCGCGCGCACACCGCGCAACCCGAGCACGAGCTCGCACGCCTCGAGCTCCGCGGCAAGCCTCGAGGCCTCGAGGCGCTTCGCACGCCGATCCGCCAGGTCGCGCTCAACGGCCTCGACGGACTTCTCGACCTCCGCAACGACCCGTTGCGCCTGGGACACCTGCCGCGACTGCATCGTGGCGGACTCGGCATCGGCAGAGAGCTTCGACCGTCGGTCGACGAGGTCCTGAGCCTCCTGGCGCAGCTCCACAACGACCGCATCGGTGTCGGACGAGGCCTTCCGCGCCGCCGTGGTTGCTGCGTTGGCTACGCGCTCCGCGTCCTCGACCGCATGCCGAAGTTGATCCCGCAAGTCCTGCGGGATCGCCTGACCGCAAGTCGGGCACCGGTCCGAGCGGAGGAACTCCGCGCTGCGCCGCGCGCTGTCGAGCTTGGATGTGGCCGCGGACGCGTTGCGGTCGGCCTGGCGCACACGCTGTTCCGCCTCCGCGATCTCGGCACGGCAGCCGTCGAGCATCTTCGATACGCGCGCAGCCTGTTCGCGCGCCGCCGCGGGGTCCGCGGCCGTACCTGCGTTCGCGAGCACACGTTGCGCGTCAGAGAGCCTTGCGCGGTCGCCGGACAGCTTCGCGTCGAACACAGCGATGTCACGGTCGATGGTCGACACGCGCGCCTGCGCCTTCACGAGGTCCGCACGACACGCCTTGAGCGCCGGATCGAACCGGTCGAGCCCGAGCACCACCTCGAGGAGACGCTTGCGCTCCGAGTCCGTGGCACCGGAGAAGTGCATCGCGTCCGCCGACGAGAACACGCACGTCCTGCGCCACGTCGCGAAGTCGCCGACGACCTCCTCAAGCGCAGCCTGCGCCTTCGTCGGCGTGTCGAACGGACCGGACGGACCACTCGACCCGAGCTTGGACCAGGAGAGTCCGTTCCTGCCCTTCGCGCTTCGCGTGCGCGACACCGACACGGCGTCCGTGACGATGTCGATAGCGCCGTCCTGTCCGTCTCGCCACGGCGGCGTCGACCGCAGGGACTTGCCCCACACGCCAGTCGCGACACCTTCGATCAGCGTGCTCTTGCCGGACCCGTTCGGGCCCGTTACCGCCACCACGCCGCTCGGCGGAAGCTCCACCACCGTCTCGGTGTGGGCCATCACCGACCGCAGCACGATCCGCGAGACTCGCATCAGATTGCCTCCTCGGTGTGCGTCAGGTACTTGCGCGCGTGCGCGAGCACGGCATCGCGGTCGACGCCGGACGGAATCGGCATCTCGCGCACGAAGCCCGACACGGCCTCGTCGAGCGTCTCGGCGCTTCGCGCGGCGGACGCAGCAACACGCACCGCCGCGCGCGCCTCACCGTCGTCCGGATCGACTTCGAAGCCGCCGATCCGCCCCGCGGCGCGCGCAGCCTCCGCAGCGCTCACTGCGTCGTTCATCTTGTCGGGCACAGCGCGCACGCGCAGAAACACGTGGTGCCCTGCCTTGTGCGCGGACGCGACCGCCTCGTCCGCCACGGATGTCGCGGACATGAACCGTGGACCCGCGACCTCGTGAATCTCGCACCCACGCCCGTCGAGGATGGCGACGGTGCCGTACCCGTACGCGCCAGGGTTGTCGTGTCCGGTCGGAACGAGTGCGCCGACCTGCGCCACGAAGGGCGCCTCGACGACACCCTTCTGTACGAGGGCGATCCGTCCGCTCGTCGACCACACACGTCGCGAATGCCAGTGGCCCGCGAACACGGTCTCGATGCCGTGCTTGCGCGTGAGCTCCACGACGGTCTCGACACCGATCCCATCCGGCGCCGCGCGCAAGTACGGAGGCGTCTCCGAGTCGACCAGACCCGCGTGCAACACGAGAACCCTCTGGCGATCGCTCGGGAGCCTCGGGTCACCGGGCACAGCCGCAATCTGCGCAACCGCCGCGGGAAGCCACTCCGAAGCTGGCCCAGGTCGATATGGAACGCACCAGAGGTCGACATCCGCGAGCTGCACCACGGTCGGCTCGTCGATGACGTGTGCAACCTCACGCAGCGGTCCGAGCGCGTGGTCGCCCGTATCCACAGACCGCTGGTCGTGGTTGCCGGCGAGCACCACGACGTCCACCCGCGCGTCGCGCGCCTGCTTGAACTCGTCCTGCGCGGCCGCGATCACCTGCGGCGGCGGCCAGTCGTCGTCGAAGAGGTCACCGACAACCACGAGCGCGGAACAACCGTCCTCGACAGCGAGATCGATCGCGCGGCGCAGCGAAGCGAGCGCGAGACGGCACCGCTCGTTGATGCCGGACACCGACGCGCCGCCGTGTCGTCGGTGATTGGCCAGGTGGACGTCCGCGATGACTGCGAGGCGCATGGGTCACTCCGTTGCCGGCGTGGGGAACCCGAGTTCCTTGCGCGCCTTGATGATCGCCGTAGGTCCCTTCGCGTCCTTGGCGATGTGCCCCCGATCCTTCGCGAGATTGAGCGTCGACCAATCGTTGCTCCAACCCTCGTCGTAGTAGAGGCGGACCTTTGCCTTCCGGTGCGGTGGCACGAATCTGTTCTTGATGCTCGCGAACGTCACGTCCTTGCCGACGTGAATCTCGCCCTCCTTCACAGCGCTGCCGCCGTAGAGCTGCACTCGAATGTCCGCAGCGTGCTTCACGCCATGACCGCCAGGCGTCGTGGTCTTCGGCCCGAACATCACGCCGATGTTGTCGCGCACCTGGTTAATGATGACGAGCACGAGCTGCTGCCTGCGCACGCGGCGCACGAGCGTGCGCATCCCCTGCGACAGCACGCGCGCACGCTCGCCGACACGCGCCTGCCCGATGAGTCCCAGCTCCATCTCAGCTTTCGGCGGGGACGCGGCGAGCGAGTCCCACACAGCCACGATCGGCACGGGGTTGCCTTCGAGCCCCGCAAGCGTCGCGTCGGCCACCTCGAGGAGTTCCTCCAAGTGCTGCGGCTGACAGATGACGATCTCGTCGGGGGATTGAACACCAAGCACTTTCGCGCGAGCGCCGTCGAATGTGTGCTCCGCGTCGAGCAGCACACCGACACCGCCGAACCGCTGAACGGCGGCGATGCACGTGTACATGAAGGTCGTCTTGCCGGTGCCCTCGTCACCGGACACCTCGATGATGCGCCCGCGCGGCAATCCGCCAACGCCGAGCACGTAGTGGTCGAGGACGTCGATCCCCGTTGGAATCGACGTGACGTGCGCGCCATCGATCAGGTCACCACCAAGCAGGCGCGCGGCGTCCTTCCCGAGCTTCGCCCGGATCGCGTCGCGCACCTGCTTGGCAGCGCTCGAGGAGGCGGGCGCCGCAGCCGTCTTCTTCTTGCTGGCGTTCGCCATGTCACTCCTCGTCAGCTCAGAACGGCACGTCTTCGTCGGATGCGCTGCCCGCGGCGGCGCCGTCCTTGCGCGTGTACTCCGCGTCGACGGTGGCCGCGTCGTCCTGCGCGGTGCGCGCGCGCCGCTCGCCGCCACCACCACCGGACGGCTGCCCGCCAAACATCGCGCGGATCTCATCGTCGGTCTTCACCACCGCGAAGTGCGTGAGGTCGGGCTGGAGGTCGATCCACCCGTTCATGGTCTCGATGTCGTCCGAGAGCTTGGACGCACGGCGCGCGCCGAAGACCTCGTAGCGCGTGTCCCGCTTTCCGGTGCCGGTGCGCTCGATGATGATGTCGAAGCCGGTCATCGGATGCGTGAAGTCGCCGCCGGCGTCCGGGTCCTTGCGGATCGCGATCAGCTTCTCGTGGATCGTCTTGCCGAACGGGAGGATCTTCGGGCCCTGCTCCTGCGCGTTGCGGTCGAGGACGTTCGTGTAGATGCGCTTGCGGGGGAAGAGCGACCCGGCACGGTCGCGGTCGACCTGGTTACCCGTCGCGCGCAGCTCCTCGGCCTTCGCGCACGCGATGCAGTGCCGCTTCGCGTGCATGCGCGGGCACGTGAACTTCACGGCGTCGCGCCCGGTCATCTCGATGTAGTGCTCGTGCACCACGAAGAACGGCGACCGCACGCCAGCCTTCGGCGGCAGGATGCGGATGACGTTCCGACCCACGCTCAGGGTCATGAAGTCGCCCTGCATCGCCTGCTTCTCCTGATCGGCGGCGGCCTCCTCGTAGCTTCCGTACCTCACCAGATTCGAACCCTCGGGGACGGTCATGATGGTCTCTCTCCTTTGCGAAACGTGTCGGTGGTTCAGCCCTGGCTCGCCACACGAGCCCGGACCATCGGGTCGCGCTCCATCTCGGCGCGCAGCTTCGCGCCGAGCGACTGGAGCATGTCGCGCTTCGTGGTGATGGCGTCGACGAGCCCGCGCAGACGGGTCCGCTCGACGTCGGCCTCCGTGAGCTGCAGGTACGTGACCTGGTACTCGTCGGAAGCCTCCACCGTGGCCTTCGCATCCTCGATCGAGAGCTGCTTCGGCTTCGGGGGCGGCTTCGGCGCAGCGGTCTTCTTCTTGCCCTTCGTGTCGGTCGCGTCGGCCAGCGCAGGCTCGGGCGTGGACGTCTCCGCGACGTCGGTGTCCGCCGCCGCCGGCGCGCGGCGCGCCTCGAGGAACAGCCGCGCAGCGCTGCGCTCGTGCTCGAACTTCGCACGCAGATACGCGTCGACGGCCTGCGCGTACTTGTGCGTCCAGTACGCGAGGTCCGCCGGCAGACGCATGAACTCTTCGTCGAGCGCGACGTCATCCAGACGGACGCAGTCCGCCAGGTACTCGTCGACCTCCAGGTCGTGTAGAAGCGCCATGTCGTGGTCTCCTCCTTGCTTCTTTGCGCGGCGAGCGATTTCCGTGACACCGCGTCACCGGATCACGCAGCCATCTTCACCTTCTTGAGGTCGGCCCAGCTCGACCCAATCTTCGCGTCGGCCACCAGCGGGACGCCGTTCGCCGCGGGCCAACTCGTCATGATCCGCCTCACCTGCGCGAGCGTTTCGTCGACGGTGTCCTCGCGCACCTCGAGGAGAAGGCTGTCGTGCACAGGCATGACGAGCTTCGCGGGAACCTCGTCGTCAAGAATCCACTGCACCGTCTCCGAGATCGACGCGGTGAGGTACTCGCTCGCGGACCCCTGCACGTCCGTGTTGAACGCACCGTGCTCGGCACGACTGCGCTGCTCGCTGTCCTCGCTCGCGATCCGCCACAACGGACGGCGCCGCGCGGGTTCCCCGTCCCAATGCGTCCACACGACACCGGTACGCCGCGCCTCCGCGATCCGCTCGTTCACCCAAGCCTGCAGGCGACGCATCTTCCCGAAGATCGCGGCGCGCAGCTTCGCCGCCTCCGCAATCGTGCACCCGATCTTCTTCGCGAGGCTCGCGTCGGCCATCCCGTAGAGGAGCCCGAAGTTGAATCCCTTGGCAGCGCTGCGCTCCTTGCCCGTCACGTCTTCAGGCCGCATCTTCCAGACGATCGGCGCCACGAGCTGCGCGGTACGCATGTGGTAGTCGGCGCCCTCACGGAAGATGCGAATCATCTCCTGGTCGCCGGACAGCATCGCCACGACCCGCAACTCGATCTGCGAGTAGTCGAGCTCGAGGAGCACATGCCCCGGCGGCGCCACGAAGCACGCGCGCAGCATCCGACCTTCTTCGCTGTCAGGCCGGGGGATGTTCTGAAGGTTCGGGTCCTCGCTCGACGCGCGTCCGGTCTCCGCGCCGTCCGGGTTGAGCGTCGGGTGAATACGCCCATCGATGCTCGCAGCAATGTGCGCGGCGAGCCCGTCGACGTAGGTCCCCTTGAGCTTCACGATGCCACGGTAGTCGAGCAGGTCCCCGACGGCCGCGTGCTTGTCGCGCAGCTTATCCAGAACCTCTGCGTCGGTGGACGGCGCGCCACCCTTCGTCTGCGCGAGCACGGGCAGCTTGAGCTGCTCGAAGAGGAACTTCGCGCACGCGTTATTGGAGTTGGGGTCTGCGAGTCCGTGCACGTGAAGGCGGTCGAGCTTCTCCGCTGCACGCACGTCGAGCATCGCGCCGAATACACGCAGCGCGTCCTGGTCAACGAGCACACCCCACTGCTCGATCCGCGCGAGCGCGGGCACGATCGGTCGAACTAGCTTCCGCCATGTCGAGGCCAGCGCGGGCACCTGCTCAAGCGCCGGCCGCACCCGTTCCTCCACGCGTGCAGTCGTAAGCGCGTCGCGGCCGTTGTACCTGGTCAGGACGGGGCGGTTCACGAACCCGTAGGCGTACCGCTTTGGTTCCGACGCGAGGTCACGCACAGCGCTCGTCTCGAGCGGTGTCATCGCGCGCTCGAAGCCCGGGAGCACCCTTGTGGACGCCGCGTCGACTGCGCGCTTGCGCAACGCACGGATGTGCTTGCACGCCTTGAGCACCTCGACGTGCGCCTCTTCCTTGTGACCGCCAAGCCCAACGAGTTCCGAAAGCGTCTCGAGGTCTGCGTCTGCGTCCGCCTGCAAGAGCTTCCGCTCGAGGCGCGTATCTCCGTCGACGCCCATCACATGCACACCGAGCGCGCGCCACACGGCCTGCATGTCGTACTTCACGTGCTGACCGACCTTGCGCACGGTCGGGTCGGAAAGAAGCGCGCGGAGTGGCGCGGTCATCGCACCTATCTGGAGCGCGGACCGGTCCCACACGAAAACCTCGCTGGAGTACGCAGCGCACGCGGCCAGGCTGATGAGATGGTAGTCACGCGCGAACTGGTGCCCGGTCGCCTCGACGTCGAACGCGAACCACGGTGCCGCCCGAAGCGAGCGTGCCGCCTGCTCGGCATCCGCCACGGACTCGATGACGGACGCGTGCGACGTCCACTGCGTGGGCACAGGTGGCGTGCTCGTCGTGAGCGCCCACGCGATGTCGTCCTCGAACCACTGCCTGACGAATCGGTTTCGCAGCGCTGCCGCCGGGTGCAAGACGAAGAACACGGGCACCGGCACGCCGCCGTTGTAGAGCCACCCATACCCGCGGCGCACGCTCTGAATCGACACGGACCTGCCGAGGAGCCCGACAACAGCGCCAGACCCGAGCGCGACGACGCGCGTCGGCTTCGCGTCGCTCACCGTCTTCGCGAGGTACCCACGGCACGCCTTGATCGCATCGGGCGTGACCTGCTTGTCGCCGGGGTAGCACCGCAACGCGTTGTCGATCGCGAACGGCCCCTTCCAGTTCTTCGCGATCGACGTACGCAGGAGCTTGCCGGCACCGCCAACAAAGACGCGACCGACACGATCCTCTTCTAGACCAGGATGCTCGCCAACGAAGAGCGCGCCGCCTGGCTCACCCTCCGCGGGGAGGCACACCCGGCGTGCCGTCGCGTGGAATCCACACGCACGACACGCCGGGTTCAACGCGCAAGGCGTCGTCGTTTCGACCGGCGCCAGCGGCGCGGTCGGGAAGAGTGGCAACGTCTGCATAGGTGCGCGCTACGCGTTGATGCCCATGCCCTCGGCCACGCGCCGCACGCGCGACTCGAGGTTGCCGACGCGCGACAGCACCGGCAGGACGACCTTGAGCTCGACGCACGCGCGCACGATCGCGTCCTGCGTGTTGTAGCCGTCACGCTCCGAGATCATGCCGATGATGTCCCGGAGCTTCTCCTGCTCGCCGAGCTTCGTGCGGTACTCCAGAACCTTCACCAGCACGAACGCGAGCAGCCACATCCAAAACAGCGTGTCGAAGTTCTTGACGATCTCGAGGTTCTTGAAGTTCGATTCCTTGAAGTCTCTGTAGAACTT